AACAGCAGCAACCAAAAATCGATCTAACGCTAAAAATGCGACATTCTCTCGTAGTTTAACCGCTATTTATGGTTAAACTTGTTTTGTAGTTTCTGGAGATATCGACAGTGTTTGTCGATAATGATTTCCCGAAGCTTCTCGGCGCCGAGCTCTATCGTCCGCATCCCGCGTACGTTGTAGAGATGGCAGCAGAGCCTGTGGTCGTTCATGACTTCAGCAAGCAGCCAGGCCAGACTGTGCAGTTAGACCGCTACAGGTTCTGGGGCAATCCGGGAAGCAAAGAGTCACGTGAGCGTACTGCAGAGCAGACCATCGGTACTGCTAACAGCCGCAACATCGTGAAGGACAAAGTGCTCGTGACCCTTCGCGAGTACACCGGCCCTGCTGACCCGAGTGATCCCACTCAACCGAGCACTTTTAAGATTGCTCGTGAGACCTTGATCACTGCGCAGCGCCTGCTGTTGGACACCGGTAACCTGACCGCTTTCCACCAGTCGATTGGTTCGCTGACTCTGCTCGACGACTATCGTCGTTGGCGCGACCGGGTGTTCATCAACGAACTCCTGAAAGCTGTTTCTAAGGGTCAAGCTTCTGACACCCAAGGTGGTTACTACTACCCTGGTGATCTCGCTGTTGGTTCTCTGACCTACAGCAACGCCGAACAAGCTAAGTTCGACGTCAAGGACGACCTGCTGCGCGTGGTGAAGAGCCTGCGTAAGCGTAACACTCCTACCTATCAAGACGGTTTCTATCGCTGCGTTTGCGATCCGACCTTCCTGATGCACCTTCGCCAGAACAGCGATTTCCGCGAGGTCGCTCGTTACCCCGGCAACGGTCAGATCAACCCCCTCATGTCGGCAATGCAGCCCAACGCTGCGCTGTACATGGGTCAGGGCTTCGGTCAGGCCACCTTCGTGGCTGGTGAGCCCATTATGCCCACCGGCTTCGTGTTCGAGGGCGTTCGCTTCTTCGAATCCACCAACATGCCCTCTCAGTCGCAGACTGCCACCATCGGTGGTACCGCTGCTTCTTACGAGAGCGCTATTGGTATGTTCTTCGGTCCTCAGAGCGTGGGCGTCGGTATCGGCGGCAACAACGCTCAGGTGCTGTTGAACAACAATGACGACTTCAGCCGATTTATCATGATGATTTGGAGCCTGTACGCAGGCTTCGAACTCCTGAACGCTGATTTCGCCACCATCGCGTACTCCTTTAACGCTTGAGGAGGTAACTAACGATGGCAATCAACTCTAACCAGCTTCAAGTTGCCAAGATTTATCCTGGTAACTACACCAACGTTCTTCGTTACTGGCACGAAGAAAAGTCCGTTGTTTTTAACAACGAGAACGGAACCTCCGAAACTCTGACCAATCAACCGATTGGCGGTCCTGTCGGCGTGGTGTTCCGTCCCGGTTGGATTGCCCAACAGGCAATCGGTTACGTCGACCTGTCTTACCAGGCCCTCGGCACCAACAACCAGCTGGATTACTACACCCAGCCTTATGGTTCCGGTCTGAACGGCTCTAACCAAGCCTTCAGCAGCGCCAATGTGATCATCCCTTCCCCGGATTTCCACAAGGACATCCGTTCGGATATCACCGACGGTATCAAAGTGCCTGCTGGCGCTTATGTGTACCGTGCCTCCCTCCGTGTGGACGGCGGCGACGTGATCAGCAGCGGTGTGGGCGGCGGTTCCGCCACCCCTCAGCTCAGCCTGGTTCCTGCAGTGAGCCAAGGTCTGCGCAGCGACGGCACCGTGGTGTCTGGCCAGTTCGGTGTGTCCGTGACCGGCTCCAGCAGCCGCATCGAAAATGGCAGCAATGCCTCGGTGAACATCATCGATTCCAGCAGCCTCTCCGCTCTGTCGGCTGAGACTACCTGGAAGCTGTTCGCTACTCAGAACCTCGGTGGCGCTGTTGCTTCTGGTCTCGCTCTGGCTTCGGGTACCTTCGACCCCCGTGCCGGTGTGGGCAGTCTGAAAGGCAAGGACAAAGCACTCGCCGTGTGCGAAGTTTGCTGGATCGTGCCTGACTCCGCTCCCAAGCGCGACGACCTGGCTCTTCAGCCTGGCGGCGTGGTGGAGTCCAGCGTGTTCACTTCGACTGTGCCCTCCTGATATAATTCAGTTGGGTAGTGAAGACCCCTCCTTCGGGAGGGGTTTTTTCTTGTCAGAACATTCCGCCTAAGCCACGTCCGTACATCTGCTCCACCTGCTGTGGTGTGTAGACAGGCTCTCTCGTTTTTCCTTTAGCCAAAGCTCGAACGGCAGCGTCTTGTTTTTCGTAATCAAGTCCTATGTCCTTACCTTGTCCGATTAGGTACGCTGCCCGCCTTAACTGAGCTTCAGGACTAAATGTAGCTGCGCCTTTAACACCAACACCCGCCCCTATTTGAGGTACAACATCTAAGCCTCCCGTTACAACGCCTAACCCTAAGTTTCCAAATTGTGCCAGTGTATTTATAAGCCTCTGTTTTCTGCTCGGCTCCATAGGATCCGTAAGAGCAGTTACGATGGCGGCGGTATCAAAAACCTGATTGACAACTGGTAGAGCTTGACCGGCAATACGAAAGGGTTTAGGGACAGGCATTTAAGCGACACCGTTGTTTTTTACAGTCTATCCTGGTTAAAGTGTCGTAGATTATGGTTACATGATGACTGCCATCGCAATGAAGGAGTACACCTACAAACCCAGCGGCGTTAAAGTTGATCTATTGAGTACTCACGATGACGGTGAGTACCACATGGTACGATCTCAGACTACGGGTAAGGTGTTTTTTGCTTACAAGGAGCAGATTATTGAGTCTGTTAAGGAGCCGGAGGAGGGCGCAAAACCCGTTAAGCAGCGCCGTGGAAGGCAAATTGTTCGTTCGGAGGTCCCGGCTTTAAACCGGATCAACCTCAACAACGCCACGCCGCAAATGCTGACCCAGATTCTTAAAGGAGTCGGTTTGAAGACTGCGACTGAAATTTACGAGCTCAAGCAATCGTTGCCTGGTGAGCGTTTTACAAAATTAGATCAACTTCGTTCAATTAAGCGTGTCGATTGGGACGAGGTTTTGGCTGACGACTCGATTTACGTCGAATGAACTCATTCGAGATAAATAGCGTAAGTTCGATAAGATTAAGTATATGACGGGTTGATTTACGGATGGCTCAGTTTACTCAACAGGAGCTTGAGCAACTACAGAGTTACTTAGCGCAGCAAGGTGTAGTATTTCAACCTGATACTACAGACGCTACCAAGCGTCAAGTAATTTATGCTGCTGTTAATCAGCTAACACGTAATCCAGCCCAGGTCTTCGGTCACAGACTTGATGATTTCAATTTTAGTCGCGTAGCATATCACTTAGGTTACAATATTGCTACAGTTCCTGCAGGTGACTATGCTCGCCTCATGGAAGCTTGCAACAGTATCCCTAGCGAGTTTTATTACGACAAAATTGTCCAACAGATTGAACGTTGTGAGGAAGCAGAACGTTTAACAGAACTCGCTACTGGACGAGCAACGAGTCGCCAAGAAACTATTTTGGGAGACGTCAGTCGTTCTATTAATATTCAAGATAAGAGAGAAACTTCACGTATATGGAAGGAAAATTATTTGTACGAAACCGAAAGGTTAGCTCAAATGCTATATGTACCTAACTATAAAGACCCCGTGGCGGCGCGGTATCGTTTTGAGCGTAGTGGAGGAGAGTTCATCCAAGCCCTCCCTGGTCCTCCTGATGTGTCCCGAGCTGATCGCCTGTTTTTCTACGCAAACTGGCGCTAATATAATAGAAATTACGCGCCCGTTCGCAGAGGTAGTACATGAGCCGTGCACTGAGGCAGCTCCAGGAATTAGACGTCTTAGCTCCGTTTGTACGTAGCTTCTTTGGAGCTTTTGTAAATACACCTCGTTCTGCTGTTAAGGGAGTACGTCCTGCGATCGGACCGTCGCCGACCCCGACAATTCCACAAGGGCCTGCACAACGTTTTTCTTTTACAGAAAAACCTCCTGCCGCTCGTCCTGCTGCTGCACCTGCTCCTGCTCCGGTTCGTCGACCCGAGCCTCCGGTGATGCCGGTGTTCCAAGCTCCGGCTCGTCCAGCAATGAGGGCTCCTGCTCCCGCAGCCGCTACACCCACTCCTTCTGCCCCCGTGGCCCCGAGCGCTAGTGCTCAAGGTGCTGCAAATTTTACCCCGCTGGAAGGGGATCAGTTAGATCTGTTTTCAGGTTTTAATCGCCTCCGGTACCCTAAGGGCGCTACAACTGCTGAGGGTTTTAAAGTCGGCGGCACTACCTTCAATCCCGCCGATGTGATGCCTGAGGGGGCTTACACCCAACGAATTCGTGAGCTTG